AGCACGGTGAGCACACTCTGTACAAGGTCACGTCGAAACCGCACAGAAAGGTGCCAGCATGAAAATCGAGATCGAGATTGGTTCGCTCCCAAGTGAAGCTCCGGCTTGGGCGCATCACCTGCAAAGGGACATTCATCATGTCCTCATGATGCAGGTGGAGACTCTTCGTAGACTGGGGCGTATCGAAGCGAAAGAAAGCACCATCATGACTTCAGTTGCAGACGTCAAGGCAAAGGCAGACGCCCTCCTGGTCTCGGTCCAGGCGGAGAGCTCGGTCGTCGACGCGGTCAAGGCCGTCGTCGATCACAGCAACGACCAGATCGCCACCCTCAAGCAGCAGCTTGCGGATGCGATTGCTGCCGGTGTCGATCCGGCCGCCGTCCAGGCACTGTCCGACACCATCGACGCCATCCAGGCCGCCGAGACCTCGAACGCGCAGAAGGTCGCGGACGCCGTCACGGCTGGCACTCCGGCCGCCGAGTAATCGGCAACGAAACAAGTCATCACCCTCGCGCGCCGGTTGTGCCTCTCCGGCGCGCGGGTCTACTTGAGGCGTGAATATCAAGGAGACTGGCTAGATGGCCAAGGACAACACCACGCAGACCGCTCGCGCGGCTGCACCTGCAAACGCCGAGTCTGACTTCGAACGCGATCAGCGCGAGCGCAAGGAAGGCAAGACGGTTGAACCTCGCGAGATCGGCGTCAACCACGTCGACCTCGAAGCTACTCGCGACGTCGTCGGCGAGCGTCTCGAGAAGTTGTCTGCGGACAACGAAGAGGGCCACGCCGTGAACATGGAGAAGATGGAGAGGGCGCACGAGAAGAACGCCGACGTCGATCTCTCCAGCGGCGGCATGGCCGACGGCGAGAACCGCCTCGGCGGGGCCGCGCACGGTCTCGGTCGCGAAGACAACGGCAACACTCCGCGCATCGACAAGCACGGCAACAAGTCCTGGCATCCGCCGGGCGTTGCTGGCGCGGCGAAGTAGGAGTAACCAGTGATGGCGAAGCTGTCGGGCACTCAGCTGTTCGTGCTGACGCACGGCGGCTTCGCTCTCTGGATCGCTTTCGTAGTGTGGTTGGCGAGCGTGAAGAACGACTTCGGGTATACGTCCCTCGTTTTCTTGCCGATCATGCTGTTCCTGATTTGCGTGGCATGGGTACTGGAATGGAACACTTCTACAAGAACATAGCGGGATGGGCGGCGTTCGAGCAGCTCTACAAAGACGTGGTCAAGCGGTTCCCGTCTGGCAGTCGTTTCGTCGAGGTAGGCTCGTGGCTCGGTCGCAGCGCGGCGCTGATGGCCGTCGAGATCGAGAACAGCGGTCGCGCAATCGAGTTCGTGTGCGTCGACCCATGGCTGGACGGCGGTCCGGACCTGCGCGAGACTGAGCACTTCAAGCAGCTCGGTGTCCGTCAGGTGTACGACATGTTCATGATGAACGTGCATCCGGTCATCCATCGCATCAAGGCCATGCGCATGACCAGTGTCGAGGCGTCTCGCTACATGCAGGGCAACAGCGTCGACTTCATCATGCTCGACGGCGACCACAGCTACGAGGCCGTGAAAGCGGACCTCGCCGCGTGGTTGCCCAAGATGAAGACAGGTGGCATCATAAGCGGCGACGACTACACTTGGCCGGGCGTCGAGCAGGCCGTGCTTGAGCGGTTCGGCAAGAACAGGATCAACGTCAAGATCAACAGCCGCGATGGTCGGCGGAACGCCAACTACAAGCTCGACTCGTCGTATTGGTGGGTCCAGCTGTGATTCGCACCGCGATAATCACCGCGCCGCGCCCCCGCTCTACGCTCGCCGAGTCTCTGGTGAGCTATCGCAGGGCGGGCTTCAAGGGCGACGTGATAGTATGCAACGACGGGCCTGAGACCGTCGTCATGGACGGCGTGTTCAACGTCAAGAACGAGGTCAAGCTCGGGAACAAGCTCAACTGGGACAGGGCGCTGTCGCTGCTCGTCGCTCAGGGAGACCCGGATGACTGGCTCATGGTCTGCGAGGACGACATCGTGTGGCAGGCGGGGGCCGCCGAGATTCTCGATCGAGATCTGAGCAGCCTCGTGGCCGCGCGCAAGCTGGTCAACGTCGGCGCACTCTCACTCTACGCGCCGCGCAAGCACACGAAAGACGCGGGGCCGCTCGGCGACGGATGGCACTGGGACAAGATGCAGCACGGTCGGAAGACGTGGGGAGCGCAGTGTCTGCTCTTCCGGTACGCTCAGGCTCTGGCTCTGCAGAATCACGAGGGCTATCGCTCGTTCATGGTGAACGCAGCCATGGACAAGAACATTGACCTTATCATCGGCACGGTGCTGAACAATGCGGGGCGAAATATCCTGTATCGCATACCGTGCCTCGTCGATCACATCGGGGCGGGCAATTCGTCGCTCGGCTATTCGGCCGACAGGCCCAACCTGCTAACAGACTACTTCAGGGGACCACGAGCATGAGACACAATCGCACGAACTACGGTGACGCCACCGGCTGCGCTCTGCTGTTCTTCGCTGGCGGAGCCGGCGTCGTAGCCGCTCTCGTCTACGCTGCGGTGCACTTCGCATGAGGCAGAAGATCGGCCTCGTCATGGCATACTACGACAACCCTGAGATGCTCAAGCGGCATGTCAGCGAGTGGATGCTGTACAGTCCAGAGGCCAAGAGTCGCATGCAGTTCGTCATCGTCGACGATTGCAGCCCTCACGCGCCAGCGTCTGTCGTGCTGCGCAGTCTCTGGGGCAGCTCGCTACCGCTCGACGTGCAGGTGTATCGCACGGCGCGCGACGTGCCGTGGGGACAAGACGGTGCGCGCAATATCGGCATGAAGCATGTCGAGGCTCTGTGGTCTCTGATAACGGACATGGACCACATGCTCTCGCGCGCGGGCGTGACCCGCATGATGAAGTTCGTCGACGAGATTGCCCATCGCGGGTCGTACTACATGCCGGGGCGCTGCATGACAAGCGGTGCCCCGTATCACTCGCACCCGAACAGCTTCCTGTTTCACAAGGGTGACTACTGGGACATGGGCGGCTATGACGAGGACTTCGTCGGCTGGTACGGCAGCGACGGGAACTTCCGCAAGTGCGCGAAGTGGAGCGGACTGCAGGAGGTGCTGATAAGCGACACGTTCAAGTTGATCCTGTACGGGCTCAACGACTGTATCGACGCGCGCACGATGGGTCTGACGCGCAAGGACGGCCCGCTCTGGTCCGTTCACAACTCAACGCTCAACGCAAAGCGAATGGGGCAGGGCTATCGCGCTGTCAACCCGTTCCGAATGCCGTATCAGAGGGTCCTGTGAGATACCATATCGTTCTGTGGAAGTGGCAGGGGTCCAAGCGTGTCGACCGCACCTACAGCGCAGTGCACGTCAACACGCTGGCCCGCGCGCTGATCAAGCACACGCCGGGCATGGACGTTCGCATTGTCTGCGTGACCGACGATCCAGCGGGCATCACCGAGTGCGAGACGCATCCGCTGTGGAGCGACTGCTCGGACTTGGTAAACGCCACGAAGGACAACCTGCCCTCGTGCTATCGCAGGCTGAAGCTCTATGACAGGGCAACGCAGCGCGCGATGGGCATCAAGGCCGGCGACCGCATCCTCGGTCTCGATCTCGACGTTCTGGTGACTGGTGATTTGCGCGGCGTGTTAGCAACGCCGGGCCTGTTCGTCGGGTGGAAGCTCGCTGGCACGCATCACACCGAGGTATACAACGGCTCGTTTCAGATGTTCACGGCGGGCACGCTCGACGACGTCTGGTACGACTTCGATCCGATCACGTCGCCCCGGGCCGCGCTGCACGCCATGTATCTCGGCTCTGATCAGGCGTGGCTCAGCTGGAAGCTGGTCAATCGCGAGGGCTGCACGAACATAGACTATCCCGTGCTGGCGTCCTATCCACTGCACTGTCAGCGGTTGGGCAGGTTCAGCGCGTCACACAGATTGGTATTCTTCCACGGCAAGCGCAAACCGTGGGACCCGCTGGCGATCAACGAGTCCAGCTGGATCACGCGCTACTGGAGACCTGAGCATGCACTATCTCAATGACATGACCCTGGAGCTCGACGACGGAGCTCAGGTCAAGGAGACCACCGACGGATACTTGACCGCTGTTCCGCGCGTCGCGCGCACCGGCATTCAGCTGTATCGCGGCAGCGAACTCGGTGTCAAGGACAAGGCCATCGTCCGCATCTTCCGCGACGAGGCTGAGGTGTTCAACAAGGACTCGCTCGCATCTTTCGCGGGCAAACCGTACACCGACAATCACCCGCCCGTGATGGTGAACGCGAAGAACTGGCGCAAGTACAGCGCCGGTGACGCGGGCGACGAAATTCTTCGAGACGGTGAATATGTCCGCGTGCCCATGATGCTGCGGGACGCGGCCACCATCTCGAAGGTCAAGAAGGGGAAGGTTCAACTCTCGGTCGGCTACGGCTGCGAGATCGACTGGACCCCGGGCACTACGCCAACCGGCGAGGCCTACGACGGGCGGCAGACTGGCATTCGTGTCAATCACATCGCCGTAGTTGATGCCGCTCGCGGCGGAGACAAGCTGTCCATCGGTGATGGGCAGGAAGTAGAAGTCAACCATCCCCTGTACAAGGACGATGGTTCAGCATTCGTAGACGACGTTCAACCCCAGAAGGATACGAGAGACATGAAGACTCTTATTGTGGACGGCATCACTTGCGAAATGTCCGATACGGCCGTTGAGGTCGTTCGTCGTGCACTCGACAAGGCTGTCACCGACGCAGCGGCGGTGGCGAAGAAGTTCGGTGAGTCCGAGGCTGACTACCAGAAGCGCATCAAGGCGGCCGACGAGGCAGTTGCCAAGTTGACCACCGAGGGCGCAACCAAGGACGCCGAGATCGTCACGCTCAAGTCGCAGCTCAAGGACTCCGAGCTGACGCCCGCCAAGCTCGACGCGCTCGTCAAGGATCGCTCGATCGTTGCCGACAAGGCGAAGGCTCTCCTGCCCACGGTCGTGGTTGACGGCAAGTCCGTCGGCGAGATCATGAAGCAGGTGGTCGACGCCAAGATCGGCGATGCCGCCAAGGACTGGAAGGAAGACATGATCAAGGTGTCGTTCGACACCCTGACCGTCGGTGTCCAGGCTGTCAACGACGGCATCTCGCGCACTGTTCACGCTTTCTCGGGCCAGCCCCAGTCGTACTCCGTCGGTGACGGTGCGGCCAAGGAGGCCATGTACGACAAGCGCGACAAGAGCCTCGAGAACGCCTGGAAGGGCGCGTCCGGTCAGGCCTGATCGTCCAACTCCAACACGGTGTCCCCCGCTCACGTTCGATCGGGGGACGCTAGACTACCCATCGTTCAACTCCAACCTAAGGAATAGGCCAACATGGCTGTTCAGTCGACCTACTCGGAGCGGATTGCTCCGAACTCTCCCGGAACTATCCAGGGCAGCGACCACGAAGTCGAGACCGGCATCTGCGAGACTGCATCGCCGGGCATCCCCTTCGGACGCGCTGTCTCGCAGGGCTCCCTGAGCGATCAGGGAGTCGTGCTCGGCGGCACCCTCGCCGCTCTGCGCGGCTGCTCCGCGAAGACCATCACGCTCGGCGCCGAGCACGATGCGTATCTGCCGCCTGACAACGTCAACGTGCTGCACAAGGGAACCATCTGGGTGGAACCCACGCACGCGGTCGCCGTCAATGACGACGTCTACTTCACCGCCGCGACTGGCGCGTGGACGAACCAGTCGTCGGGCAATCTCGGCCCCGTCAAGGGTGCCCGCTGGAAGACCTCCTGCGGCACCGGCGGACGGGCGCTTCTGCAGCTCGCCGGCTACAACAAGAACGCCTAAGCGACAGACGGCGTTTCGACGCCGTCCTAGCTCGGCACCACCTCAACCCCTTTCCTAAGGAATAGGATCAATGCATCCTCGTTTTCGTGTTACCGACCAGCAGGCCATCGGCTTCCTGGTCAGCCAGACCTCGTCCATCGAGGCGCAGGTTGTCGAGATCAAGTATCCCGACATCCAGTATGCGCAGCTCATCCCGGTGGATACGTCCGCCAATGAGTGGGCGAAGTCTGTGACGTACTACTCGGTCGACAAGACCGGTAAGGCCGGATGGTTCGCGGCTCGCGCCAAGGACATCCACGTTGCTGACGTTGACCGTGCAAAGCACGAGGTCGGAATCGAGATGGCCGACATCGGCTATCGCTACGACCTCGAAGAGCTCGGTCAGGCCATGATGGTGCCCGGCACCAACCTCAGCGCCGATCGCGCTGCGGCTGCGGTCCGTGCATACGAAGAGTTCGTCGATGACGTGGCTCTTCGCGGCAAGGGCGAGAAGTCGATGTACGGGATCATGAACTACCCGGGCATCACCACCGTCCTCGCCGGTCAGCAGTCCTCTCACACCACGTGGGACCAGAAGGATGCCGACCACATCATGGACGACATCAACAACGCCCTGACCGGTATCTACGTCAACAGCTTGACGGTCGAAATGGCCGACACGCTGTTGCTGCCGGTCGGCGCCCTCACCATCTTGGGCACCAAGCGCATTCCCAATACCGACAAGTCGGTGATGGACTACATGCGCGCGAACAACGTGTACACCCAGACCACCGGGGCACAGTTGACCATCCGTGCACTGCGCGGTCTCGAGTCCGCTGGTCAGAATGCCAGCGGTCGCATGATCGCGTATCGTCGGGACCCGCAGGTCCTGAAGATGCACATCCCCATGACCCATCGGTTCCTGCCTGTCTTCCAGACGGCTCCGCTGGTGTTCGACGTGCCCGGGATCTTCAGGCTCGCCGGCCTTGAAGTCCGCCGCCCGGGTGCGGTGCGCTACGTTGACGGCATCCTGACCTCGGATCAGTTGTCGTAACAGTAGTCGCCTAAGAGGGCCGCAGCGTTGTCTCCCTTCGCTGCGGCCCTTTCGGCATAGGGAGTATCGGGTAGAAATGAGGAAGCGATGACGATGAATGTTGCCGTTATGAATCTGGGCGAGAGCCCGCGCGTGTTTCACAACCGTCTAGGCCGGGCCGTGCTGGTTCCAGTCGGCAAGGTTGTCGACATCGATCTGCCGGGCTCAGTCGTGCAGGGTCTCAAGCACCCATCGCGGCCGGAGACGGTGCTCATCGGTGAAGAGGGCGAGCAGATTCCCGAGGACATGCGCGGTGTTCTCGATCTCCTGCACACTCTGGAGTTCGACTCGTACGAGGTCCTCGTCAGCAAGTTCCTGATGCTGGCCCCGCCAAACAATCTCACGCAGATTCGCCCGTCGCGCATGCAGATGCGCGTTGCGCTGCGAACAATGGTCGAAGACTGGATCGAGGCTCAGCGCGACGAGAGCAAGGTCGTGCACGACGACGTTGATCCCGAGCAGCTGGAGCAGGAAGAGCGCGACGCGGACCGCAATCCGAAGGAGCCGACTCATCCGCTCAAGAAGGAAGAGGACGTCCGGGCCGCGCTGAACGGCGTCCAGTCCGCGCATCTCATCGAGCAACCCACGGCCGAGCCCCCCGCTCGCCCGCGTCCCAACAAGCGAACTCGGAAGGCAGGCTGATGGCATACGACGCCCCTACAGTAGCGGAATTCAAGGCTCGGTTCCCGACGGTGGCGGGCTCCAAGTCAGACCCGACCATTCAGGCCTTTCTCGATGAGGCCACGAACACCATCGACACGACGTGGCGCGAGGCAGACTACAAGATCGCCATCATGTATCTCGCCGCGCACAACATGACGCTCGAAGATAACGCGGCCTCGGGCGGGGGAGGCGCTGTTGCCAGCGGTGTCGTCGCGAGCGAGAGCTTCGGCGGCATGTCCATCAGCTATGACAACAGTAAGGGCGGCAGTGACGCGGCTGCAAACTCGGAGTGGGGTGCCACGTTCTACGGTCAGCAGTTCTATCTCCTGCTGAAGCGGAACAAGCCCGCCATCGTGGTGATCTGATGCCGGATTTCAACAGGTCGCGTCGCGTCTGGCACCATCAGATCGCTCGGTGGGGCGGCGGCGTAAACAACGGCGTGATCGTCCGCGCTGGCACGCCGCGTGTCGCCACCATGGGTATCGGCGAGTACAAGCCAAGCGAGCGCGGCCTGTACGTTGACGGCACCATCCGCATGATGATCAGCGCGTTCGCGGAAGATGGCGTCTCGATGCAGGTCACGCCTGATCCAGATCTCGACATCATCGAGTTCGCGGGCAAGCGTTACAAGATCAGCATGAAACCGCAGAACCCGCAACCCGACGGCACCTGGATAGCGTTCGACGTGCCGTGCCTGTACGTGGAGACGATCTGACATGGCGAAAGGCCCGGGTCCGCAGCAACGGTTCCCGTCCAACATCATCCGCATCGCCTTCGCGGCGGCTGGCGGACTGGTGTACTTTCACTGGGACTGGAAGAGCGTGAGTGACTCGTCCTCGCCGCCCGCCGATCCGAACCCGCTGTTTGACTTCGCGAACTCGGTGATTCAGACGCCGAACCTTCACATGTGGACTGACAGCCCTGTCGCACGGCTGGCGGTGCCCATGAGCAAGGACGAGGCGAAGCGTAGCGTGCCGGTGCGCAACCCGGTGACGGTTAGCATGCTGCCACACTACTCCATGTGGACGCCGGAGAATGCGCCGAAGTACCGCATCGCGACGACCATCAGCAGCCCGGCCGGTGATATCTACATCATCGACAAGGCCAACTGGAACTTGGTCTACGCCGCTCATATCACGAGCAAGCTGATCGGGCCGTACTCAGCTGCTCAGGCTCTGGCGATCTATCAGGGTCTGATCGGCACGACAGGATACGAGGACCTCGACCCGACGAAGATGGGCGTGTCGCTGGAGCAGGTGTTCTACAACGGAGCGTTTCAGGATCTGCCACCGTTCCCTGATCCGCTGACCATCTCGGTCTTCGCGTCGTCGGGCTGGCAGTGGCACACCGAGCCGGGAACCACGAAGACACAGGTCAAGGTTGACGGCACCGCGAATCTGATACTGAACCTCGCGCAGTTGCGCGTCATGATGAAGAAGGCGAACCAGAAGGACAAGAAGGTCACCTTCAACATCGTGATACCGGCCGACAAGCAGATCGGCAGTTTCAAGATGGAGGCGCAGGCGTTCTCGCTCAAGGACGGCCCGCGCTTCGACAAGAAAAAGCAGACCTACGACTTTCCGGTGGACGCGACCAACGTGCCGCAGTGGCCCGAGTGGGCGGGCGAGAAGGTGGCGGTCAACGCGAACGCCAGCACGGATTCGCACACGATCAAGGTCACGATCACGTTCGCCTCTCGAGACAAGGGCAAGGACACACCGCCGAAGGTTGAGATGGAGATGAACGGTGACATTACGCCAACGATTGGATAGCCGATGAGCGCAGCGAACTGGTTCATAGGGGTCGGGCTCTTCGCGGTGGCAGCGGCGGGCGGTGGCATTGCGTGGCGGCACGAAGAGGTAGTCGTGCCGACACTGTCGTGCCCTGCCCCGGTGGTCAACGTGCCGGCTCAGGCCGCCCCGGTGGTCAACGTTGCGCCCGCGCCCGTACAGGTGTCACCCGCACGCGAGAGCGCGCCCGCGCCCGCCCGCGTAGGCGAGCCCGCACCAGCGCCCGCGCGTGCGCGCGTAGGTACGCACAAGAAACCGACGGCGCGCAAGCGCCTGCAAACCAAGTGGAGCATCGATGGACACGCGTGAGCAGATACTCAGCAGGCTGGCGGCCATCGCGGTGGACCTCTCGGGGTTCAAGAGCGCGGTTCGCAACCGTGGCCTCCGCGACAACGAGAAGCGTCCGGCCGTCATCATTCTCGACGGCGACGAGGCCCCCGTTCTCACGCACGGCGGTCGACAGAACCGCGCCCATGCCGGGCGAACCATGTCCATGACACCGCAGGTCATGGCGATGAAGCCCGAGTTGTACGTGCTGATGGACGAGGCTCGTCCGCAGAACGAAGACCTTGGTCCCGCACTCAACGCGAAGCGGGTCCAATTCGTGAAGGCCATCGCTGAGGACGATCAGCTTCTTGCGCTGCTCGGCTCGAACGGGGGCATCTTGTACAATGGTTGCGTGACCGATCTCAAGTCGGGCATGCCCCTGTCCGGCCAGATGCGGCTGGACTTCATGTTCTCCTATACTTTCTTCCCAACCACCAATCAGCAAGGAGCTAGCTGACAATGACTACACCTACCCTCACTTCGCCCAACGTCGGCAACCTTCAGGTCGGCAAGGGCATCGTGTCTTTCAAGAAGACCGGCGACAGCACGTTCCGCGATCTCGGCAACGTAACCAGCCTGATCATCACGCCGGACCTGACCACCCTCGAGCACTTCTCGTCGCGAGCCGGCGTCAAGAAGAAGGACCTCACGATCGTGCTCGAGAAAAAGGGCACGGTCAAGATGGTCATGGAGGAGTTCACGGCTCACAACCTCTCCATGATGGTGCTCGGCACCGTTGACGAGGACGCTGTCGGCGGCCCGGAAGTCAACGTGTTCGACACGACGCAGGTTACGGGCGAGCTGAAGTTCGTCGGCACCAACGACGTTGGTCCGAAGATCACGGTCGACCTGTACAACGTGTCGTTCACTCCGTCGGGCGATCTGCAGATGATCTCCGACGAGTGGAACAACATGGAGGTCACCGGCGACATGCTCGTCGCCGAGGGCGGCGCGAACGACGGCAAGTTCGGCCTCGCCAAGTTCACCAACGTCGCAGCGTCCCCGTCCTAATCAGGGCGGGTTAAACTTCATCGGGTAGAACGAGGATACAAACTATGGTTAGCCTAGTCGACATCGGGCCCGCGAAAGGTGCTGTCACCATTCGCGGGCAGCAACTCGACGTCAACGGCATCACTGCCGAGGACATCGTGGAGATCTTTCTCATGTTTCCCGAGGTCAGGATGATCCTGTCCCAGCCGGGCGGCGTGGAGAGGTCTGTCATCACTTCGCTACTCACGCGCTTCCCGGAGGCAGCAGGGCTGGTCCTCGCAGCCGGGACGGGCGTCGAGTTGTCGAACAAGGAAGAAGCGCAGAAACAAGCCATGGCGGCGCGCAAGAACCTCGTGATCGGCGAGCAGTACGACGTGTTCGCCAAGATCATGGAGCTCACGTTTCCGCGAGGCCCCGCAAATTTTCTCGAAGACGTGCAAGCTCTGCTCAAGTCAGCAGGTCTCGCCGTGCCTGGATGGGGTCCGGGTACGACATCGCTCGGGCAATCCAGCGATGCGTCGAAGCAGGACGCACCGAGCGAGACTGCTGGAAATCAACCCCAAGGCAGCTGAGCGCGTGGGTCGAGCTGATCGATCGGCAGGGCTTGGCGAGGGACGCAGACCTCGCTCGGCTCTTCCGATTGGCGCAGCACGCCGACGCGAAGGGTTTCAAGGAGGCTACGGGCAAGATGAGGGAACATGGCGGGTAGAATCAGGGTCACGTTAGATGGCGTTGGTAAGCTCGGCCCTCAGCTGCGCAACCGCGCCACGCTGTTCAACGACAAGCGCTCGGCGGCTGTACGCTCTGCCGCCGAGCAGGCCAAGATCGAGATCGAGACGCTCGGTCGCGAGGATATCAAGGCGGGCGGCAACTTCGGCTCGCCGCGCTGGCAGCAGGGATTCCAGGCCACCGTTGCAGGCCAGTCGGAGGACCTGAAGATCACGGTCACGCACGACGTGCCGTACTGGAAAGTATTCGAGTTCGGCGCCACCATCAAGGGCAATCCGCTGTTGTGGATTCCCATCTCTGGTAGTCAGGCGGCCGAGCGCGGCGTGCGCGCGAGAGACTTTGGACAGCCGCTGTTTCGTGTCAACCGCAAGAAGGGCGGCGCACCGCTGCTCATGTCCGAGGGAGGCAAGGCGCAGTATTTCGGCAAGGAGTCCGTTCGCATCCCGAAGAAGTGGCACCTTCGGCAGATCATCCGCGACGTCGCCAGACAGATGAACGAGTTCTACAAGAAAGCAATGAGCAATGGCTGATAACACCAGCGGCGAGAATCTCGTCTCCCAAATTACTGTCACTGGCGGTAATGAGGCGGCGGCAGAGATCCAGTCGTTCGCCGACAAGGGCTCGGCGGCCTTCGACAAGCTTGACGCGTCTGTAAGCAAGAGCGCGAACGATGTCGCGGCGAGCAGCGACAGAATCGCCGCGTCTACCGCGCGTGCGGCGACTGCTATCGGCGCGGCTGGCAACTCTGCGCCAGCGGCGGCGTCCAAGATGGATATCTTCAAGACCGGCCTGAAGAACGTCGAAGACGCGCTCGGAAACCTGACGTCGAAGATTCCGCAGCTGACGCAGGCCATCGGTCGCTTCTCGCAGCGCATGGCGATTGCGGGCGCGGGTGTCGTCGCGGCTGGCATCAAGATCGGAAACACCGCGTCGCAGGTGGCGGGCAAGGTCAACGGCTCTTCGGACGCTTTCGAGGAGAACACGAACCAGCTTATCGCCGCGAACAACAGCATGGGGCAGGCCGAGGCCTCCTCCATTCAGTACGCGCACTCGCAGGATGCTCTGCTCAAGCAGCTCCAGCAGGGCAAGATCTCGTACTCGCAGTACGGGCAGGCGCTTCAGCAGCTGAGCAGCGAATACGACGACCAGATGCGGCTGAATGCTCAGCTCGAGAACGCGCAGGAGCGTACTCGGCTCGAGAACGAGCGTCTCAAGAAGTCGTTCGAGGATCGCAAGGCGTATGCCGCGCTGATCGACACGTTCGGCGGCCCGCTGACCTCGTCGCTGACGCAGTTCGGCAATCAGATCAATCAGGTCCACCAGGACTTCATCACGGCGTTCAGCCCGGCAGGTGCGGCACTCGTCGACCAGATCGGACAGGCGTTCACGAAGAACGCGCCCGCTATCAACGCGTTCTTCCAAGATGCGTCCAGCAAGATTCAGACGCTGATCCAGACCAACGGTCCACAGCTCCAGAAGTTCTTCGAGAATCTGGGCAGCGCGGGTGCGTCGGTGTTCAACGGTATCATCGCGGCGGCCCCCGGCGTGATCGACTTCGTGAACAACAAGCTGGTCCCGGCGTTCAGCAAGGTCGGGTCGATACTCGACACCGTCGCGTCGGTGGTCAACGCCGTGTTCGGCACTCAGTTCACGGCAGGCGGCCTCGTCGCAGTTGCGATCATCGGTCAGCTGACCGGCTCGTTCAAGTTGCTGTTCACGATTCTCAAGCTGACCGGCAGCATCGGCAACGGGGTGTTCAAGATCATCGGCGAGAGTGCGCTGACGCTGTCGAAACTGATCGGCGGCGGCAAGCTGTCGGAGGGTCTGATCAAGTTCGGCACCGCAGCTGTCACCAGCGGCGGCTTCTTCAAGACGTTCTTCAATATCATCAAGGCTGGCGTGCCGCTCGTCATCACGCTGGTCGAGGTCGTCGCAGGCGCGCTCGGCGTGTCGTTCGGTGTTGCACTGCCCATCGTGGTTGCGCTGGGAGCCGCGCTCTACTTCATCATCAAGAACGTCGACTGGAAGGCGTTCGGCGCGGCCGCGAAAGACGCGCTGGCGGGCTTGTTCGGCATTCTCGCGCGGCTGGCAGGCGGTCTGGGCAAGATCGGCGACAGTATTCGCGGCGGTCTCAGCGACGCGTGGGACTTTGTCAAGCAGAAGGCCAGCGACGCGCTGGACTTCATAATCAATCAGTTCACGTCGTTCCCGGGCAACCTCGCCAACATCGCGAGCGCGGTCGGCGGCCTGTTCAGCTCGGCGTGGGACAGCATCAAGAGTGGAGCCGGCACTGCGCTCGACTTCATCATCGGGCAGTTCACGGCCTTCCCGGGCAATCTGGCGAACATAGCCAATGCCATCGGCGGGCTGTTCAGCTCGGCGTGGGAGTCGATCAAGAGCGGGGCCGGTATCGCCGTCCAGTTCGTCGTCGATCAGTTCAACACGTTCTCGACGAATCTGGGCGCAATCGCCGACGCCATCGGCGGTCTGTTCGAGGCGGGCTGGCAGCTCATCAAGGACGGCGCGTCTGGCACTGTTCAGTTCATTACTGACCAGTGGAACAACCTGCTATCGTTCTTCGGCACTGTCGGCGGGCTGATCAGCAGCGGCGTGGACACGGCGTGGCAGGCAATTCAGGACGCTGCGTCGGCGGCTGCGCAGTTCGTTCAGGACGGCTGGAACGCCATTGTCACGTTCTTTCAGGGCATTCCCGGCACGCTCCAGGCAACGTGGGACGGTATCAAGACGGCCATCACGACGGCGTTCCAGTCGGCGTGGGACACCGTCAAGAACGCCGCGAAGTCGTTCGTCGATACGGTCAAGAGCTATCTGCAGCCGCTCATCGATCTGATCAACACCATCAAGGACGGCATCTCGTCGGCACTTGGCGGTGACGGCGGTGGACCACCGGGCTTCGCGACGGGCGGCTCACCCAACGGGCACATCCGCGGCCCGGGCACCACCACAAGCGACAGCATTCTGGCGCGTCTCTCGAACAACGAGTTCGTGATGCGGGCCAAGGCGGTCGCGAAGTACGGTGTCGGCTTCATGAACGCGATCAACTCGGGGCAGTTCCAGCTCCCGAACAACTTCGCCTTCGGCGGCTTCATCGCGCCGTCCCCCGTTCGTCGCGTCGCGTTCGCCGATGGCGGGCAGGTGAAAACCGGGGGAGGCTTGCAGCCGCTGAACCTGACCATCGGACAGGACACCTTCGAGGGCATTCTCATGCCTGAGGAGGTTGGGAACAAGCTGACCAAGTACGCCGTGTCGCGCCAGAACCGCAGCGCGGGCCGCAAGCCCGCGTGGATCGGGAACAGGAGAAACTGAGTTGTCTGACCCATCACACGACGATCCGCTCGCGCCGAATGCCTTCACGGTCTTGCGACTGGTTGGAATTGGCGTGCAGCCGTACAGCGCGCGAGGCCTCAAGCAGAGCCTGACCCATCTGGATCAGGCGTCGAACCTCAAGCGCACGGTGAACGGCGGGCTGAAGGACATCTCGTTCGAGGCCTTCCGCAAGTTCAAGTCGAGCATCACCGGCGACGATCAGACGCCGCCGAACTTCGACGGTATCTGGCCGGGCATGCCGGTCACCGTAGACTGCATATCGCAGCTGTCGTACAACACCACGGGCGGATCACCAGTCCGCCCGGTGGTGCCCGGCAGCGTGGTGGTCGAGGGCGCTCACACGTACTATCGCCCGAGGCTGGAGATGAAAGTCATCTCGTGGAACTTGGACGAGGACGAGTACGGCGCGGCAATCAGCTGGTCGCTGGACCTAGAGGAGGCGTGAGTTGAAAGGCCAGATCTATTTCGCGTGGATCGACGAAGACGAGGACTTCGACGACACTGTCCACAATCGCTTCGACGAGGACGTGTTCAGCCTGTCGCTGTCTCAGTCGGAGGGCGACTTCGCGTCGCTGACACTGGAGATTAAGAACCCGCGCATCGGTCTGCTGAACGTCGGTCGCAAGGTCTGGTGCTATATCGCCATCAACGACGGCACCGATATCGTGCCGCTGTTCAAGGGCCGCCTCATCGGCGTGCCCACGAACGTGTTCGACACGCTGGTGCAACTGGAGTTCACCGCGCGGCCCTCGGACTTCGTGGACCAGAAGACCGCGCTCGCGAACACGATGAAGGTGCTGCCGTACTACGACTCTATCTTCGTCAGCCCGGACTCGTGGGCCGACCCTGACGTGGTGCTGGAGGCGTACTCGCGTCTGTGGCACATCGACCCCGTCACTCACGTGGTCACGACGTCGGACATTCTCGTGCCCGAGGACGGTGTCGAGGAGGTCACTGAGGACCAGCACTTCTATGACAGCATGGAGGTGACGCTGAACAGCACGCCGCTGCGAAGCGTGAGCATGGTGGCGACCATTCCGTGGACGCAGTCGGATCTCGGTGCGGTCGATCTCACCGGGCGCATCAAGCAGTTGTTCTCGGCGGCAGACACGAGCGGCCTGCTCGGCGGCATTGCGCAGTCGTTCACGATGAAGGGCCTCATCAGCGACTGGCCCAAGACTGGGTCCGAGTTTGGCAGCGGATGGAAGGTGTCGACAGGCGTGCTGGCCGACGTCTCTGCCACCTTTCCTGTCAAGAAGATCCCGGACATCTTCGGATACAACGGCACGATACCGATCATTCCGGACGGCAGCATCATCTTCCCGCTGAAGGTGACGGGCGAGTGGTCGTCAGGCGTCGAGAAGGCGGGCTTCAACTTCACGTACGACTTGGTCATCGCCGCCGTGGGATACGCCGCGCCGACGCTGTCGGTGTCGTACGAGGCCAATCGCGAGTTCGCTCAGCTGGTCACGTTCACGATGCGAACTGCTCAGCAGGCCATCGTGACGCTGCCAGGAGACGATGAGTCGATGGTCATCACGCTCAACGCGAACAAGGTCAGCGACCCGACAGAGGACGCCAGCGTGCCAATCGGCGATATCCGCAGGCGGACGTATGTCCACTCGAATCGCGGCATGCAGTCGGTTCAGCATCTGCTGCTCGTCGCACGCGCGCACCTGTGCGCACGCTCGCGCGCGGTCGAGAGCAAGTTTGAGATGGACTTCCTTGAGGGTCTGCGGCTGCGCAGTCTTCGCAAGGGCGGTCTACTGCACGACCATCGCCTGCCCGGTGGGCAGGCCAGCGGCAAGGTGATCGACTATCAGTTCTCGCTGGACGGCGAGAGCGGCGACGCCAAGGCCGTTATCAAGATCGCATCATCGGTCGGCTACGGTGGCTCGTACAGCGCCACGGCCGGCGACCCGGTGTACGTCGACGACGACTATGTCGAGGACGACTGGCAGGACCGCATCAACGTGGTGCGTCTCACAGATACCGCGGACGTGGCGTACACCATGCCCGAGAGCGCGTTCTTCGACGACAATCTCGACTTCGAGGCCGGTCTCACCGACCGCAGCGCGGTCATCACCATGTCGCTGCTCAACAGCGCAGATAGTCAGCGTGGAGCCGTCGCCGGCTTCTTGCACAATCCAAACGTCGATCAGGCGGCCATCGACACCATTCTACAGGCTCATCCCACTCAGATCAGCGTGCTCATGGTTCCGATGGAGGGAGGGCCGTTCCAGCAGGAGGTCGTCATCAGCTTGTCCGATCTAATCGTACCGCAACAGATCAACCTAGAGGCACCGAGCAATGCCTAACCATCTCGAGTACGTTGTTCGACCATCGCAGCTCACGAACATCCGCCCGGGCACGCCGACGCAGATTCTTGCGACACCGAAGGTCATCGACAATCAGCCGATCGTGTTCGGCGGTGGCGGCGACAGCATCTTCGACCTGAACGCAAGCGAGTCGGTCACGTTGCCGCAGGCCAAGTTCGAGGAGTCGCGCACCTACGACGTGGTCCGCGTGTACAACCCGGACGACAAGACGCAGTTCGTGGACACCGAGCAGATGACAGAGTATCAGGCGCGCAACAAGCCCTCTCAGCAGTCAAAGATTGCCGACGACCGCATCCAGTTGAAGTTCGCTACGAACACCAACACGGAGAACACCGAGGTCATCGAGAAGGGCAAGAAGCGCAACACGAACTTCTACATCAATCAATAGAGAGTAGGACCAGATGGCTCTTCGAGGACTACACTACAAGAACACCGACAACACGAAGTGGGGAACCGGCGACGGGTCAGGCACCGCAGGCCGGCTCGCGTCGCTTCAGGCCGACCTCAACATCTGGATGCTGGACGAGCGTGTCCACGCGATCGAGGTCGACCCGCCGACAGCCGTGTCGATCATCGGCTTCACGGTCATCGGCTCGCAGATGCAGGTCAACATGTCCGACGGCTCGCATCTCGGGCCGTACAACCTGCCGATCGCCACGTTCAGGCTTCTCGGTGAGTGGGTCAACTCATACCCATACGAAGAGCTGAACTTCTTCACCGCACCGGGCTTCGGCCTGTACTACGTGAAGATCACGCACACTTCGCCGGCCTCGCCCGCCGAGTTTGACCCCACCGCCATCGACGAGGACAGCGCGTCACCGACGTTCGGCAATCCGCTGTATCAGCTGGTGTTCGGCAGCGAGAGCGCGATATACGACATCGGCTGGTTCTACCCGGGCACGCCGGGGCGGGGCATTGCCAGCGACGAGGCGATGTTCGCTCACGTGCTGTCGCGCCCTGTTCTGCTGCCCGCTGGCCTGCCGGGCGCAAAGGCGAAGCTCATGGTCCAAGCTGCCACGGCTCTGCAGATGGACATCATGCACAACACCACGGTCGTCGGCTCGCTGGACTTTGCCATCGGCGATGTCGAGGGCGTGTTCACCTTCGCCTCCGACGTCACGCTCGCCATCGACGACCTCATCTGGCTTCCCCCGCCTGCGCCCGACGCGACCGCGAAGGGCCTCAACGTAACCATTCCGGCCACGCGACAGGATATCTAATGCCGACAGTCAAGCAGTTCGGGTTCAGCACGAGAAGCGGTTCGCTGGCGAACATCGTGGACGGCGATGTGTCCACGGGTTGGGCACCGCTGGCCGACGGGCTGCCGACCTACACCGATCCGTTCTTGGTCGGGGGACTGCTGAATACCGCTGGTCGGTTCGCCGCGATCGAGTTCGACTACGGCGTGCCGGTGCGCATGAGCGCGTTCCTGTTTCAGGTGGAGACTCGGCAGACGCTCGGTGCGTCGGTGCTCGTCGGCTCCGAGAATCCGGCCACCAGCACGTCAGACACGGTGCAGAGCGGCGACCAGCTTCTCGGCACGTTCAGCGCCGAGCAGATGACCAGCGGGCACGTGAACATCGTCACGCCCGCGCGTGTCGACGACTCGCACGATGCGCGCGTGTACGCGCACCGCTACTATCGCTTCTTGCAGCGCACGTCAAATCCCGCCAGCCCGGGTGGTCTACCGTCAGATCCTACTCCGACGCTCGGCTCGAACTTCGCCATCTACGATCAGTTCAGCGGCAACTTCACGACGCCGACATACTCGGTGCTCACGATCGAACTCTGGGGTGCGGCGGCGAGCGGCGGTCTCTCGGCAGACGCGAACCCGGGCGGCGACACCACCTGCACCACGTACAGCCTGACAGCGCACGGTGGCGGCAAGTCGAGCGCGACCAGCCCCAACCTGCCGTCCACTGCGACGGGCGGCGCGGCGACGGGCGGCAACACCGAGAACACGGCTGGACAGAACGGTGGCTCGCCGTTCCCGTCTGACGGCACCACCACGGTCGGTCACTCCGGCAAGGGCGGCGACTCACCGCACGGCGGTCTCGGTGGACCCGAGGTCTACAACGACTACAACGGGCAGCGGCTCGGCATCGACGGCACCGCACCGGGCGGCGGCGGCTCTGGCCTCAACACGCTGGTTCCGAGCGGCGACGGCAACTTCTACAAGTATCCGGGCGGCGCGGGCGGCGGCTATGTCAAGCACGTTCTGACGTTCGGCGCGGGCGGCCCCAACCCGGGCGACACTATCGCGTGGGCAGTCGGCGTGGGCGGACTCAGCAATTCGAAGAAGAACGGCAATGGCGCGAATGGTCGCGTGAAGTTCAGCTGGACATAACGTAAATGACAACAACCTGGAACCCGTCAGACAAGAGCACTAACACGATACTGACGGACTCGAACCATCACGCGCAGAATGGCACGACTGGGTCCAACAGCGGTGCTCGCGGCACGACCTCGCACGACAGCGGCAAGTGGTATCTGGAATACTCGGACAACGTTCTGTCGGGCTTCCACTCGCGGCGCGGATTCGCGACGGCTTCGCAGGATCTGACCGACTACACCCCCACTCACATGTTCGGCGTGACCGAGGGCGGCGGCGGCGATGCGTCCGGCGGCGGCATCTCGGCCGTGGCAGGCGTGACCGTTCAGATCGCTGTCGACATCGACGCTGGCCGATACTGGTATCGCAAGGCCGGCGACTCGCTGTGGCAGGGCGGTGGCGGCAGCGCCGTGGCGCTGGGAACCGGAGGTGCGGACTACACCGGCAACGTCGCGGCTGGCACCGCTATCTTTCCGGCGTTCGTCTCGTTCTCGAACAGCGGGCAGCTCGGCGCGACGACGCTGAACTGCGGCGATCGTCCGTTCGCGAGCGCCGTTCCCTCGGGATGGTCTGCGTGGGACGACGACCCGACGAACACTCACGCGTGGAACCCGTCAGACAAGTCGACGAACTTGGTTCTCGCCGACTCCAATCACAGCGCGACCAACACGGTCACGGGCAGCAACTCTGGCGTTCGCGCTGGCACGTCGCACGCCTCCGGCAAGTGGTATCTGGAGTTCTCGAACAACGTCTTGTCTGGTTTCCACCAGCGTCGCGGCTTCGCGACCGCCGCGCAGGACCTGACCGACTACTCCACCGCTCACATGTTCGGTGTCACCGAGGGAGGCGGCGGCGACGGCGCTGGCGGCACTCTGTCGGCCGTTGCTGGCGTGACCATTCAGGTCGCCATCGACATCGACGCCGGAAGATACTGGTTCAAGAAGGTCGGCGACGCAAACTGGATCGGCTCGTCGGGTTCGCCGGTCGCTGTCGGCACGTCTGGTTGCGACTACACGTCCATCATCGCGGCCTCGACCACGATCTATCCGGCGTTCGTCACGTTCTCGAACAGCGGGCAGCTCGGTGCGACCACCATCAATCTCGGTGATCGCGCGTTCGAGGAGGCACCGCCGACGGGCTACTCGGCGTGGGACGCGGGCTCCACCGGGGCCACCGCGCCCGGCGCGACCATGACGGTCACGGCATCCTTGTCGCGGCCCGGCACGACCCCCGCTCGCACCATCACCGTGACGGCGAGTGTCACGTGGAGCGGCATCGCGGGCAATGCCTCTGGCCTGATCATGTCGAGGACCGTCTCGCTCATCGCCGGTGAGGCGGGGGAGTCGGTCGCGGTAGACGGCAGCAGAATCTTCGAGTTCGCGGCGGCCATCACCGACGCCGGCTCGTACATCAACGCCGACTTCGACAGCATCTACTCGATCGGTGACCGCACCGAGAACGGCATCGCGCACGCGGGTATCTACGGGCACCCGGGGCCGATCTTCGGCAGCGTCGACCAGCTCTACGACGGAAACTTCTCGTTTCCGACCGGCGACGGTCTGACGTACAACGGCGGCAGTCCACTGCCGAATTGGGCACACTGGATCACGTTCTCCTATGCCGACGGATACACGGCGTGGGGAGTGGACATCCGCGGCATGCGGCTGCGCGGTCACGACGCCGTGACCAACACCGACTTCTTCCAGATTCAGGGAGGCGTCGACGTTGGCCTGACGATCCCGGAGTCGTACGCCAACGAGTTCGACTTCTACAACCCGGGCCAGTCGTCGACGACGGATGTCTACGGGCAGCACGTCACCGAGTACCACTTCACGCCGAAGTACTCGATACCGTGGCCGCACTACGAATTCTTCATGCGCACTGCGAACACCACGACGCAGACCTACGCGCAGGAGGTTGAGTTCCAGGTCGCGCACTCGTCGCTCGACGGCGGCGATCGCAGGCCCGGTATCGCACCACCTGCGAAGAGTGTCGTGGCGACCCTGTCTTCGGATTGGACCGTGGCGAGCGGCTCTCATCCGTTCCAGGATGCCTGCTTCGACGGCGACAACTACTTCGGCAACGACGGCTCTGGCCACACGTGGAACAGCAGCCGATTCGGTGCGGGAGGCAGCGGCACCAGCGACATGACCACGCCGGGCGCGTATCTGCAGTTCGTGTTCCCGCGCAAGGTCTGCATTCTGCGCATGGTTTTCCAGATGAGCCTTGGGGACAAGGAGGTCTTCAGCGCGGGCAATCCGACGAAGTACGGAAAGTGGCACTGGGAAATCTCGAGGAACAGCGGCACGACATGGTTCCCTGTCGGTCCTGTCTGGTGGTTCCAGGAGGGCGGATACTACATGCTCGCGCCTCACGTGGCGCTGCCACCGGGCACAGACCAAGGAGCCGGCGCGTTCGCCTTCCCACGCAACGACTCTACCGGCGTGCCGGTGGACGGCGTCACGCACTGGCGAATGGTGCTCGACGCGGCTGCACCGCTCGCGAAGTTTGGTGCCAGCAGCGGCGTCTATCAGATCATGTTCCACTTGCAGGATCTGTCAGAGGTCGGTCTCGGTCTCACCGGGGCATTCACTGACGACAGCGACGGCGTGCTGCCGACGCTCACGATCGTGAACGGCAACCCGTACAGGGTCGCGCTCACAGACGGCGACAGCGATGTTCTCACGGGCACGCTGACTATCACTCCGAACCTTCACCTCACCGGCGCTTTCTCAGACGGTGACAGTGACCAGCTCGACGGCTATGGAAGTTTCTTCCCGTCTACCGTCGTTCAGACCA